CGTTACATAATATTTAGGCATAAGATCAACATAAACCTGTGCTGCTCGTTGATATCCTTGCAAAAATCCTACAATAAATGGCATAGCAGTTGCGTTGCTTTGAGATGCGGCTTCAACAATTGCAATACCTGACAATTGATTGTTATTAATACCCAATGCAGCATCGTAACTACCTAAAATATTTTGTATTAATTGATCAGAACCAGTAAATCCTTGAACTATTTCAGGAGGGGCAGGAATTCTATTAATTTCACGAATAGGATTGCTAATAGGTTGATCAGGATTTTCTTCATATACTGAATTGTAAACGACAACACTTGCCTTCTGCACATCCTTGTAAGCCTGTAAGAACTCTTCCTCTTTGGGAAGAGCTTCCTTTGCAACCATGAATTTATGCTGAATAGTATTTTCTATTTCATTCGCAAGTGAAATACCGGAATAGTTTTTAAGTCTTTGTGCGCCTTTTGCATGGTAAACATAAGGACGTGTAACTTGTCTCACATTGCCATTTTTAGGAGTTTTGATAAGAACCGAAGACCCATCTACGAAAATAAGAGGGAGCATTGTAAAGTCAGTTTCTTCATATTCAAGTACTGTATTTTCTATACAACGATATCGACAGATCGTTTCTATTAATGTTTTTCTAGGCTTTCCTATATAAACAGGAGGAGCCGCTAAATCAGCCCATTCATTAAGCATCTTATTGTATTTCTCAAGCGTCATCGTTTGAGGAGGTTCGCCATTTTCTCCTCTCACTAAAACTATTTTAGTTTCTTTCTTCTTTTTCTCGTAATAATCAGCAACCAATATAATTGGGGTTGCATCATTAAGATAAGACCAATTAAATCCAGAAAAATCTCTTCTAAAATTAAGTCTTTCCACATCAACATCTGGGAATTCATCTTCAAAGTCTAATTTAGATTTAGGGAAAAGCTCAAAGCAAAATCTTCCATCTCCTTTATGGGCGAATCTAGCTAATTGATCAAATCCGCAAAGTGTTGGATCAAACACACGATCGATCTTAATTACCTGATTAAAGCTCATAGGATTTGCATAATCAGTCGTTATCTTAAGCGTGCTAAAGCCACCACTTAATAAGTCTTTGTAAACTTCATAACGAGTATGTTGATTGTTGTTGTCAGTTAATGCATGACGTAAATGCTGTTCTACAATCTTTATTGTCATAGGATCAGCACGACTTTGATCGTCAGCATTTACTTCGATATCTGGTTCTTGCTTGGAGAATTCACCTAATAAACGAGATACATAAGCTTCTAGAACATTAAATTCTAACTGAGGACGTGAGATCGTCATCAATAATGTTATTTCTTCTTCTTTTAATGAGGATTCAAAAACGAACCGTCTGAATTCGTTATAACGATCATAATTAGGTTTGAAATAATCATGTGCTCTTCGAATATTATCCTTTATTCGAGGCAATTGCTCTTGATATCGCTTAGCGACGTCCATAACTGAAATCCTTTTCAGTAACATCCGTTATATTTTTATAGCTTCATCCTTGCCTTACAAAACATTACATTACCTTACCTTACACCACATCACACTATAAAAACCTTTACCTTACTGTGCATTACATAACACTACAACGCACCACTTAACACTGTTAAACCCTTGCTTTACCTTACGCCACAATACATTACATTACACCACATCACGGCACATGAAAAATTAAAACCCTTACCTTGCTTTGCCGCACAGTACATTACAATACACTAGAATGCATCACATTATTCTCTAATCTCTTCCCAATTCGTTACAACAAATCTGCCATATATACCTTTTCTTGCTGGCCTAAAATCACCTAATCCTACCTTGCTTCCGGCATCATCGATTAATGTTCTAATAAATTTAGGACTAAACATTTTCAAATCTATTTTCAGAATAAAGTTCAATACCCATTCATCAAGTCTTGGTCTATGACATACAATTCTACCACCTGTAGATGGTACTACAACAGACCTACTATCTACTTCCCATGTTTCAGGCTGCGTAAAATAAATAGTCTCACCTTCAATCATTACACCTGCTGGAATAAGAGAACTTCTAGCAGTTGTGACTTTTACCTTTCCTTCTTTATGGAATTTACCAGCTTCAATTAAACATGAATAAATATTTGTAGTTGGATAATACAACTTTTTATTCTCATCGATGTAACATACTTTTTCAGCAGCTTCTCTTGGCGTTAAATCCTTATCCTTTTTTACTTTTTGCTCGTCAATATTGAATCTATTCATCAATAATGGCGTAACACCACTTATTTCTATTTTTAATCTCATAATTGTCCTTGCCTTGGATTGCTTTACAATACATCACATTACAATACCGCACATCACACTATAAAAACCTTTACCTTGCCTTGCCAAACATTACTATACATAACGATGCTTAACATAGCACAACACTACAACGCATTAAAAACCATCACATTACATTGCTTTACTAAACATCACATTACATAACACTACAGAACATTACATTACGCTATTAAACCTTACTTTACCGAGCATCACAGAACAAAACATCGCATAGCATTACATGACAGAACATTGTTTAAAACCCTTACCTTGCCAGACATAACAGAACGTTATTAAAATCCTTACCTTACCTTGCATAACACTACACTACATCACAAAACTACACACCACAAAACAGAACATTGCAAAGAAATATCTTCATCTAACATATGCAGTCTGTTTAAGCCTGTTAACTTTATGAAATCCACTCATTAAGTTTTTAGCAACATTATCATAGTCTACCGCATTAACTTCTTTATTGATAAGTATTTTATCAATCAATGCTATTTTTACAGCATCGTAACAAGTATCAGCTATATCGTCGAATCTATGCACATTATTGGCTGTAATCTTTGACATATGCTCAATACACATTGATGTGTGCTTTGCGCCATATGGCAAGGATACTTGTTTGTTAGCGATATATTGCTGCATTTCAATGAATCGATTAGTTTTACTATTGGCAGTTCCGTTGCGCTCAACATCTAGAATGCGCAATCCTTGGATATCTTTTAAAGCGGATAATAATGTTACACCAGTAGACTTTTTCTCTATCGCAACAAATTTAGGCTTTACTTTGTATCGCATGCATCCTGTCCAGAAATCGAGCAGGGTATTTTGCAAGTCTTTTGGTTCAATCCGCATCTCGGCACAATCAATCCAATGTAGAGCGTACATATCATCAATGGAAGATCCATTGAATGTGAGTTGATATATTCCCCAAAATGAAAAAACGGTTGCATCGTTATATTCCTTTTCTGTTTCTGCAGTATCGCATGTGATAAATGTTGTTATTATCTTAGGACATTCATCCAAAATAGGAAACCAAGCTCTCTGGAATAATCCTCCTCCCGCTGGCATTGGATCTTGTTGATATTGGGATGCGAAAACATAAGGTTGCTTCTCTTTCATTGTTAGCAATTGAGACTTAGGATTAACTTCAGGATATCTTGCATTACCTGCATCATCTAATGCCTTAATGATAATATTTCGCCATTCCTTACCATCAGCACCACTCATCAAATGGGCGAATAAATCATCTTCATGTAGTCTTTGTCCTATTAAGATAATAGGCACGTTTGGTGCTCTTGGTCGTCTTTCGATTGTTTCGAAGTAATTCCTTTGTATTCGCTCTCTAATACCATCCGAATGTATTTCTTCAGGCTTGTGAATGTCATCTATTACAACGCCGCCTGTAAATCTATCTTCGCCTGTAATACCGCCTTGTGATCCAAATGCTTTCACTTCTCCACCATTCGTTGTTTGAAAGTGATCTTTAGCGGAACTATCGCGCCTTATCTCTACGTTAAATAATTCACGATAAATACCCATCGACATTGTTTGCTTGATAGAAGATGTGTGAAGTGCTGCTAATTCATAAGAATGAGAAATATATAAGAATTTACAATCTGGATAATGAGCAAAGCACCAACAAATGAAACTTTTACATAATTCTGATTTTGCCCATCCTGGCGGCAGATTGATTGATAATCTATTCGTCTTTAGTAGAAATACATTTGTTAGCTCTCTACATACTTCATAGAAGTGAGATTCATTCCCATCCGGTTTGCTAATAATGAAATCACGCCCTGTACGTTTCTTAAATACAATGCGATGGAATAAAAAGAAATCCTCAAGTAATTCCTTTCTAAGCTGATTTATCTCGCTTAATTCTTCTCTGTCATGCATTCACGCACCATTTTACGTACTTCATCTAATTCATTTTTGATTGCATCTTTCACTTCATCGATATTTTGATCCGACCATTTTGCTCGTGCTTTCAAGAAGAAGATCACCGATGATACATTTCCTCCTTCTGCATGTTTTAGTAGCAAATTAGCCATTCTTGCTATTCCTTTGTCCAATCCACGCTTTATAGCATCAGCAAATTCCGGATACTCAATGCTTTTATCGTATAAAGTTGTTTTGCTGATACCAAGACAATTGGCTATTTGTTCCTTTGTTAAACCAAGAGCAGCATAGCTTTCTGCTTTCTCAAGGATATCAGCCGTAGGAATCCAGGGTGGTTTTCCGACAGGATTAGCCATTGTCCACCTCATTACCTTTAGCAGGGAAAGTTTGCGCACAATTCGGGCATTGGATTAGCTTCTCTTTAGATGCAGGTTCTTTAATTGGATCAATATCTACTTTCACATAAGGAATAGTTAAATTGAATGGCTTCAAATCAAAGTCCGGTATCTTTGCTAGTTCTATTTCTAATAAGGCAGGATCAACAGTTCCTAATTCAGCAATCTTATTGTCTAATATTCTGTAAGCTTTGATTTGTTGCTCGGTGAGATTTTCCGCATAAATACACGGTACATTAAGAATTCCAATTGTCGCCGCAGCCTCATAACGCGCATGCCCTGCAATAATGACATTGTCCTTATCAAGCACAAGGGGTTGTAGAAATCCAAACTGAAGGATACTTTGCACAAGAGATTCGAGTTGGCGAACAGGATGAAACTTGACGTTATTTTCGTAGGGTTTGATTTCATGCAATTGAACCATTCGTAGAGTCATTTCT